AATGCTAATGCATCACCAGCGTAATCTGTTTTATCCCAACCATGTGAATCTATTGCATGAACCTTGAGTGAGTTTCCTTTTGCGCCAGGATACTTTGCAAGAAATAGTTGATCGGTAAATGCAGCGATATCACTATCGTAATCATCAATGTTTTGAACAACAGTAGGTGTACCAGCATCACCGTCACCTGTTACTGCGTTTCGTGCAGATGCACCAACATTTCTAACAACGATTAAGTTATTTGTGTATGCAAGATAATTTGCAGCAACATGAAATGATTCGGAAACCATTGCTGTTCCTGCCGTGTCTTTGGGCTCACCAAAGATTCTTACTAAATCATTCTCGGTTGTTACGGTCTGTCTTTCCAGAACTGGGCCCCATTGAAAACTTCCTCCAATAGCACCAATACTCGTAGCAACATTAGGTACAACAGTTGTTAAATCCCTCTCGGTAACAACTATGCCTGGGCTGACTTGAAATGGCATTTTATTCTCCTTTACAATTAATTACATTTTTTATATTAATATATTTTTCATCAATTGCATAATTTAATTATTCTAAGAAATCGTTTCCCATACTGTCCCATCAGCATCGACTTCGGTTTCTCTCTGTTTTAATCCATTATCTATATGTCCGAATGGTACTGTAAAATCTTCAATATTCTGTAACTGATTTTTATACAAACTTTCTCTTATGTTTTGACTCATCAAATCTTTAAAATATTGTTGATCTACTAACCACGCAAACAATACCAATGTCATAGCTAAATCATCATTAGCTCCGTCATCAGCTGCATAGGAATCACCAGAAGAAACAAACGTAGTCAGTTCGGCAATCATGTCGTAATCGGATATAAGAAGTTTATCTTCCTCCACTAAGGATTTTAAATTTGAACAACCTATCTTTTTCATAGCTTTGGTTGTTCTAACCCCAAAGACGGAATCCTTCTTTACACCACCACTTAGTTGTTGCCCATGTCTTCCATACCATGATGTTGAATATAAATTTTCATACTCTAAATCGTGATATAAAACATCTGCAACCTGTGAACCAATATCATTTATCTCTACCAAAATATAAGCATCATTATATCTCTTTCCAACTATATTTATAATATTGGGAAACTGCAGGGGTGCTATAAGGTTGTTTTTGTACTTTGCAACGACTTTATAGGGTATTTCTGTGGTATCAAACACACTAAACGCGGAATAATCCTGTCCTTGACCCCTTGCAACGTCTACTGTAATGGCATAGGATGCATTTGGAACGGGCTCTTGAAATACATCTAAACTATTCTTAGAATATAGAGGAGAATCAAAAGACATCTCTTGTAATCTTGAAGTAGTTATTAAGGTATTACTTGAACCTAGAAAATCTGCTTCGTACTCTTGATCGAAAGCTTCTTCACCGATTGTGGTGACAATCTTTTTCCTCCATTCCTGATCTCGGCCAGGAACATTAGACCAATGAACCTTAAACGGAAAGAATGAATTATTCCCGTTGACTGCATCATTCCAGAATTTGTAAAAGAGATTGAAACCGTTTGGTGTGGATACTATAATAACTTTGGTTTCTTTACCAGATGAAATGGTAGGATATACTGATTTAATAAACTCAGCTGCGATGTGTCTTTGAACGTGAGCAAACTCATCTAGGAGAATACAAGAAAATGAAAATCCACGAATTGCTGAAGAGGATGTAGAAGAAGCAATTATCTTACTTCCATTCTCCAATTCTAATGAACCCTTATTCCATTCTTTGAGTCCTTGCTGGAGAAACTTGGGGAGATGTTGATATGCAGTTTGAATCCTTCCTAATATTTCTCTAGCAGTAATAGCTTTGTTAGCAAGTATTCCTACAATCTTATCTTGATTGAAAAGAACATAATGTAACAACCAACCAATAGTAGTTGTAGTCTTACCAACCTGTCTACCAGTTTTTACAATTACATTTCTATTTTCATTTATTGCTTCAACTAACTTTTTCTGATAATCATACATCTTGAAATTTACTAGACCTTCATCAACATGAACAATCTTCACATAACTTTCTAAAAAATGAATTGGATCATTAGCACATTTAATGTACTCTTCAATCTCTTTTTTAGTAAACTTATGTGAGACACCTAAGCCTTTAAGTAAATTATTTCCTAAGTAAGAATCTGGCATTTATTTTTTCTTTTTCATTTCAAGAAGTTCTTGCAGTTCTTTAGTGCTTCCAACGAACAAATTATTTTCGTTCTTTACTGGAGCCTTACTGTCTTCGACTTCTTTTTTAGTTTTTTGTAGAACTAAAAGTTCTTTAGTTGTTGCAGTTAATGAATTTATTAATTGAGTTGCAACTTCAAATGCTCTAGGTTGTTCACCCTCTTTTGCAATCGCTAAGAGTTCTTCAAGTGCATCATTACCTTTGTCAATTAGTGTTTGATATTGATTTCTTGAAAAATTATAGTCCTGTGTTAAGTCAGTAGTACCAACGGTTACAGCAGGTGCTATTTCTTTTTTCTCTGGTACATCAATATCAATAATGTCATCAGCAATATCTAAAACATCATTTAATTTTTTTATTGTATCTTTTTTCATTTTGTAAATTTCAGAACAACACCAATAATAAACATAGCAATACCGATTATTATAAGCAGTATTCTTTCCATTGATTTTTAGTTTCCATTATTCAAAAATTGTTGTAGTTGTTGTAAACCCAAAATCATCATCAGGGTCAGCTGTAAGTGGGTCTGGTTTTACATCAATATTTGAGTCTATCCTATCATTAAAGTTTGCCCCAACATTTGCATCAACCTCACGAATAATACCTTGATCCTGAGATGGGCCATAAACATATCCTTGAACCGTAAATCCTAAAGTATGTATCAATGCCCTTCGGGTAACAAAGTCACCTTCATATGTATCTTCTGTCGTTAAACTATTCATTACAATTGGTATATCTCTCTTCACTCCAAGTGTAGCCATTTCGTTTAGAGTAACATGATACTCTGGTGTAAAGTATGGTAAAATCTGTTCAAGTATCTGAGCTCCGTCATCACTATTCTTAACCATGATAGATAACTCAATATCAAAGTTATATGGCACAGGATTAAACCCTGTTACTATTGTAGTTGTATTTGCATCCAAATTTGCTGTTGCTGTTGCACCCGAACCGCCTCCACCCGTAAAAGAAATATTAGGTCTTATTTTATAACCAGAACCGCCAGGTGCTGTAACTGTAACACTAACAACTTTGTCAGCATTTGATTCAGTACCTAAAACTGCTGTAGCTGTTGGTGCAACTGTACCAGCTGGTGATTGAATAACAACTGTTGGAACGGATGTATAACCACTACCACCATTCGTGACTTTGATACTATCAATAGTTCCTAGAGGTTTTGCTTCCCTCATTCTTTTTTTCGTTTGCAGCTTTCTAGTTGCATCGTATGTCATTGTTGCAATTTCAAATGACATTCTCGGTAAAGTTAATGTTGACTTTTTAGCATCACGATTAAGTTGACCTTGTTCTAAAATGGTTAAATATTTTTCAGCAGGGCCGTATGCAATAGGAACTTTAAATTGTTTTATAACTTCACCACCTGTTGTTGTTCTCTTTACAGTAATGTCATTGAATACTGTACCGAACAAAACAATTATATTTCTTATATTTTTATTGTAAAAGTATCTTCCAAACATTATAAGTCTCCCTCACTCCACGGATCAATTTCACTAAAATCTAAAATATTATCCCCGTCTGTTTCATAAATTTTATTATCTGAATATTCAGATGATTCCATTTTTTGGTCGTCAATTTCTATCACATTTCTTATTGCAGAAGATTTAACACCTTGAAGATTTTCACCAGTAACAAAATCACCAGAAACATTGTAAAGCTTTAATACATTACCAGTATCCGTAGCACTTCCACCAGCAACGGTTGCAGTTGCTGTGGCATTCAATAGACTCACACCTTGAAAAACTTGTTCGTCAACTTTATAGTCAGTACCACCAACTGCTACTGTTAATTGAATATCAATTGCATGACCTTTTTCATATGCGTCAAAAATCTCTGCTGTTGCAGAACCTTCTGGTAATGCAAATTCTTCTTCACTAAAGATAAATTTCTCACAAGTTAATTCAAAGACCGTATTTTTTCCCAATGGATAAAATGGTTTTTCATCTTCTACAAATTTGATTTCAAATAAATTTCTATCAACAGGAAAGTATATTAAGTCACCTTCCCTCGGAGCTGCCAATGCTGTTTCTTTGAAAAATCTTTCTTTGTTTACTATCATATTTAGTTCGTCTTGTACATCAAGACCAAACTTTGTTGCAACATCTCCAGCACCCTCAAAACCTTCTGGAGTATTTACATACATTTCGATTTCAACAGCTGACTCAAACCTAGATAAAACATCTTCGTTAAGTACATCATCCACCTTAACAGATGTTCTTGCTAAATATAAAACGTCCACTCCACTCATTTGAATTACTTCTTTTGTTAAATCATTGAGTAATTCTTGTTGTGGAAAAGAATTTAAATTCTTAAAATAATTGTTGGTTGTCATATTAACCTACATATCCGTCTGCTGGTAATTCGTATTTAAGACTCATCTGCTCTTCTATTGTCCTTATCTCTTCAACAGCTTCATCATAAATTGTTTTACCATCAAGTGTAATACCGCCAGGTAATACAACACCCTGAAACTTTTTCAGGTTCTCTCCCCATTGTCTTTTGATTAAAGCAGTTGTATACTTTTTCAAAAACATATCATTATAAACCTCTGGATATGTCGCAGGGTTAAGTGCCTGATATGCTTCAATAATTAAAATATTACCTGCTGTAAATTTATCACTCCAATCACATTCCAAATAAACTCTATTCTGTTTTCTATTAAACATCATTGTTGGTGCAATAGAAAATAACTCTTCAACTAATGAAAAGTTTTGTTGTGTCATTTCCCATTGAATCAAAGATGTACCAGAAAAATTATTAAGATCATTCAATCTTAGTTGATATTCTTCATTGAAGAAACCACCTTGAAATGAATCAAAACTTGGAATAGGTAATACTCTAACAACACTAATAACAGGGTCAGCTGCAGGGATATATTCATTAGTAATATCATCTGTTGTGATAGTGTGTTTTGTAAATACTTTTTCTACACCATCAAAATGATATTCTTGAAAATATTCCAATGCATCATCAACTCTTTCTTCAAGTTGATCTTCATCTATATTGATTTCTACAACAGGCTGTCCCAATCGTCTTAAACAATAATCTATCAGTCCTTGTCTTGTAGTTACGGCTGCCATACTATTATCCTCTTGTTATTGTGGAGTAATTCCCATTACTTCTACTTGCTTCAAAATATTTTGTTTATCTTCCTCTGCAATTTGTACCCTTGCTTCTAACTGAACAATAATACCATTTGCCTCATTAACTTTAGCTTGAAGAATATTAATAATCTTCTGAGCATAGTTAAGTTGTGACTGTACTTGTTCAACTGTTATCTCTGGATCAACAGGAGCTGGTTGAGCAAGTGGTGTTTTTTTCGTTTTCTTTTTTGGTTTTTCTTCTTTTACTGCTTCAACAAAACCTTCTTCTAATGTTGTATCATTCATTTCATTTACTCCTTTAATATAAAAATTATTAAATTATTATCTATTTCTTGACCTTCTTTTTGGTTCATCAGCTCTTTCAATTCTCTTCTCATCCACTTCCAGACCAAATTTAGTTCGCACCATTGTATCAAGTTTCAAAATATCTGTTTGTAAAACACGAATACGATCTATGAGTTGAACTATTATATCTGTCTGATAAGCAATTTTTCCTGTAAGTGAATCTTGTAACCATTTTACAATTTTCCAAAACCCCCACCCAATCAATAACAAACCTACAATTGGCACACCTAACTTTTCAATTAGGTCAGCAGTTTGGTCTAATTGCATAAGCACCTACCTTATATGTATAACTCCTTAAAAAAACAAAGGGGGACAGGGAAAACCCCCATCCCCCTTCGGTGAATCTACTATGTTGTTTCTAAATTAAACTAACCTTAGAAAGTACCACCATCAACTGCGTCACTCCATGCTGGAGCTCCAGAAACCATTGTCAGATGTTGACCAGCAGAACCAACTGTTAATGCAGTCATGTCAGCTGTACCAGCACCCAAAAGAATAGCACCAGTTGCAAGAATTTGAACACCAGTACCACCGAGGGTTACAGGCATTTCAGTTGCAACAGACATCGTTCCACTAGAAACAGAAAGTACACCAGTTGAACCTGCGAAATTTTGACCTGTACCACCGAACTCTGTACCAACTACTGTACCCTGCCATGCACCAGTTCCAATTGTACCAACGGTTGTGATGTTAGGTTGAGCTGCAGTTTGCAATGTACCATCAATATTTGTGAAAGCTGCATTACCCAAAGTACCAGTTATTACTTCACCAGTATTAGAACCATCTTCGATGAACTTGAATTTCTTGTCGGTATCATCCATACCCATCCAAGCGAATTTCGAAGCTGCTCCATATTTCATTGCAATACCACGATCTTTACTATCAGCTGCGTTAGCACCCAATGTAAAAATAGGGTCAGCAATTGTAACAACAGTTGAGTCAACAGTTGTGGTTACACCTTTAACTGTTAAGTCACCTGTGATTTCTACATTATTAGGAAGTCCAATAACTACAGCAGCACCTTCTGAACCAGCACCATTGGTTACTTCAATTTCTTTAGCTGTACCAGTAATGGTAGAAACGTAGTTACCAGTTGTATCTGTACCCAATGCAATTGAGTTTGCAGAAACACCTGTTACTGTAACTGCACCAGCTGCATCAATAGTAACGTCACCAGACAAAGGTTTATTGTCCCATGAATTTGTTCCATCATAGATCAATACATGACCAGCAGCAGGAGTGGAGATGTTTGTATCAGTTGCATTTGAAATTGCACTTGTACCAGCTGCTACTGCTGTCGTAACAAATGCGGTTGTTGCAAGTCTTGTTGTATTATTACCAGCAGTTTGTGTAGGTGCTGTTGGATTCCCTGTCAAAACAGAGTTTGCCAACAATTCTGTTCCCCAACCTGGCCCACCAATTTTTTGTGTAACTGCACCAGCACCTGTCATATCACCAATATACAAGATACCAGCTGCACCACCTGTGCCATGGTCAACCCATGCCAACTCACCTTTTTCCAACGCAGATGCGCCAGGAGCGGAATTAGCAGAAGATCGTTTTATTTGAATAGTATTAGCCATTTAATTTTTCCTTTTAAATATTTATTGTTTTCGTTTAATCAATTTAAAAACATTGCAATAATACTATAGAAATCACGACCTACTCCATGTCATTATAAAATGAAAACCACCACTTAAAAACTTTTAGAATACACCACCATCATTATCATTAATGATTGAGGCATCAATCGGGGCAAACTTTCCA